AACAACATTGATGAATTCTTCAATAGTTGTACAAGAAATAATAGCCACTTCTTTAGCCGTACAGTCAGCAATGATGGCTGCTCTAGCCGTTATTACATCATTAGGAATAGCAACATCACGCTCTGCCTTGCGAATGACCATCCAATCGGTGCTTGCCAGTTGGCTATTTGCGTTAGCCTTGTTTTGAGCAATCCAAGTGGACTTCAAGCCTTTAGTGGTTGTAGTCTGGCCTTCAACAGTCTCAGTCACATCCTCCAAAGCCTTTGGTGTATTGGTGTAGGTGCGAGTGACCACAGAGCCGTTGACTTGGTAGCCGTCAAAAGTCACCCAATAAAAGCGTTGGTCTTTTTGCTCACCTTCAACCACTTCTAATGCACCTTGCTCAATAGCAAATGCGTGATTTGGGTTTGATGTGTTTGGAAAGAGAATTGCTAGTTCACCAACTTGGGTGACTGCGTTATTTTCAATGAGTGCGTACATGATTAGTCCTATCGTGCGAGGGAATATTTGAATGGGTTGGATGCAAAGGCCATGTAAATGTAAGTTTCACCAGAGCCGTTAACAGACGCTCCTGAACCACGAATCTTGAAACCATTGCTCAGTATGTCAACGGGGTTTCCTGTTATTGCTTCTGAGTCTGTTGCGTTAGGAACTAAGATATTTGCAACAGTGTTATACCCAAGCCTATCTTCATCATAAATGCGCCACTCATCGCTAATGCTTGTGACTTTAAACAAAATAAATGCGGGGCGCATACCCGTGAACACAAAAGGCCCATCAGCAGAACCATTGCCTGTGTAAGAGCCAATTGCAGAATACCCTGCTATGGGTGCAAAGCAGTAAGCGACATACGTATTACCATTTGTGTTTACTACAGTATCAGTTGATATGTAAAAAACAGTTGATGTTGGAGTTGTATCTTGCCATGAGTTAAATGTTGCGGCAGCATTAGTGGCAAAACGCAAATATTTTGTGTTGCCAATGCTCACATGATAAATAGCCCAAATGTCACCAGACGCATTTCTGCATTTGACAATAATCATTGATGGCGCAACACCCAAGCCATGTCCAACAGTAGCGTTAGCCCCTGTGCCTGTGTAGGTAACAATTGAGAAACCACTTGTGGCACTTGCGCCTACTGTTGAAGTAATTGACCCTGTTGTGTTAGTTGTTCCAGCACCAGCCGCCCAAATCCAATCAACAATTGTGACACCTGTACCCCAATCAGTTGCGCCAGTTGTATATGAATTAGTGCCAAAATTAGTAAACCAAGCACTATCGGTTGCTTCTGCACTTGTTCCGTTAGATGATAAAAGTTTGGAAATGCCCCTTACCGAATCCATAAGGTAGTTAGAAGATGCTTGATTTCTTGGTTTGTCCCATAGCAAAGCACCATTAGCCATATTCACAGTTGTGGAGTAAGTGCCACCTGATGAGCCACCACCATTACGCAAAACAATATCAAAATATTTGTTTGCCAAAGTTGCAGTAGTTGCCCCAATCGTAGGTGTTGGCAAGTTCTGTGTACAAAGTGCTTTGAAGCCACTTGGGGCGGTGTAGGCAAATGGGCGTTGACCAAAGTTAATGTCGCAAGTAGCAGTTTGTAAACTTACGCCAATAAAATATGTCCCCGCTGACAGTCCAGTAAATGCCGTTCCTTGACTAGTTCCATTTTTATAATAAGTTATAGTTCCCGCATCCAAATCAAGAGCAACACCAATTACATCGCCATTTGTCCAAGTTGCGGCATAACTTACGCCAGAGCCATTGTTGTATTTTTGACCAGAAAATTCATAGCCATAAGAATACAAAGTACCGCCAGCAAATCCATCTGTATTTGCATAACCTTGCAAAGCAACACCCAAAATTGCAGTTGAACCAGTTGTAGTCCAAACGCCTTCCGCATACCATTTGCCTGACGATACGCCAATTGTTGAGTAAGAACTTTTATTTCCTGTGGCGGCATTTGTAGCGTTTAAATTACCATTAGATAATGTCACGCCAGTTGATAACGCATTTAATGTTGAGTAGTTCCCCCGCACAGACCCACCCGCACCAGTATCCACACCATAAGGTGTAGGCACATCAACCATTGAATCATTCCCTACACCCGCAGTCACGCTGAAGTTATTAGGTGTCCAGTTGTTGCCATTACCTGAGTAGTCTTTACCCAATGTAGCGGCTGTGGTGTTGCTGTTGTCTGAGAAGTTTAGATAGAAGCCGTTAGTGCCGTATGAGCCTGAGTAGGCTTTAGGTTGCCATACGCCTGTTTGTGCGTTTGTTTCACCGAATGATGATGGGGTTAGGGCTTGACCATCAATCAAGTTAATTTCGGTTTGATAGCCATTAAAATAACTTCCAAGCGCAGGAGGAAATGAACCTATGCCATGAGCAACATTTGAATTGATAAAACCATTTGTATTTTGTGTAGGATATGCAGCGGTGCTAAATGCTGTTACTTGAACACCATTTACATAAATTTTTGCACGATTTGTATCAGTTGCTTGAGTTGTATCTTGAGCAATAACAATGTGATACCACGCTGATACATCTCTAAAAACTTGTGTAGTTATTAAATTAAGGTTGTAACCACTACTGTAAATATAAAATTGAAGTGTGTCATCGTTTCTAAACCAAGCAGTATGTTGTTGCAAACCATCGCTAGAACAATGTCCAAAAATTGTGGAATATGCACCTAACGCACTGCGCTTAACCCATCCACTCCAAGTCCAAGTTTGACGATTAGTTGCACTTGCAGGAGTACGATTCAGATAAGCAGAATCTGCACTGTTAAAGCGCAAACTACGTGAGATTTGATAGCCACCAGATATTGAGGCAGTTTTAGATGCAGCAAACATTAAAACTCCTTATGGCGTGTAGTTCTGGGCTACAACAACACCATACCAGTTTGTACCATCTGCAAAGAAACTTAGAATGTCCTGTCTGCTTGCAGTAGATGTAATAGTCGGTGCAGTGCCACCAGCCCATTTAACTGTTGACCAAGTAACAGTTCGTGATCCTGTTCCATCTTGCTTTAAAAACATGATGAAAGACTTGCCACTTGTTGCTGTTGGCATTGTGATAGTACAAGTGCCTGTCAAAGTAATAATCTGAACTGTGCCATTAGTCAAAGCAAGCGTAATAGCGGTGCTTGAGTTGGCAGAGTATGGAGTCTCTACATAGTTCGTAACTGTTGGGTTTGTAAGAGTCTTGTTTGTCAGAGTCTGTGTAGAGTCACTCAATACTGACTTATCAGCAGGGTAAGTTACAAATACATCTTTAGATCCTGCAGCAAACGAGACTTTTGTATCTGAATTGCTAGACTGCAAAACAGTAGTCCTGGCAAGCGTTAATCCATCGCTAGATAACGTGCCAAGACCAACTTCCCAATCAGAACCAAGGGCTACTGAGTAGTAAGTAGTGTTGCTGTTGCCAACACCAGCAGAGAATGTTTGAAAACCACTTACAGCACCACCAAGTGCAAAATCACTTGTGCCTGTTGTGGTAGTAGTTTCCTTTACCCGATCAGCAAGTACAAGTGCCATGATTAACTCAATGTGATGTCAAGATCGCCCGCAGGGATACGGAAAATATCGCCTGTATCAATTGTTTTGTTAGTAGCTAAATCAGCCCATGCCAATAGATTACCAGCAGTAGAAGCGTCAAATACGCCAACAGCAACAATGGTTCCCCATGAGGCAGTAGCGGCAGTAAACTCCACTGCAGCAGAATTAGTACATAACGTACTAGTTCCACTTACAGTAAATGCTACAGATGTTCGTGCATAGCTACCACCAGATACCTGTGTACCGCCACCAGTATCAGATGGAGCAGCAGTATACAAAGCAACGTACAAAGTAGATGCAGGTGTATAAGTAGTATTGGTAAATGCGTGTTTTAGAAGCTTATCTTCTAAGTAATCTGAAAATGAACCAGCCATATATCACCCCAAAGATCGGGCACGAACAATCGGAGTAGAAGAAACAGATGCCCTTTGATCTGCTACCTCTATGTCGCCCAAGGAGTTTGTATACAACGTACTCCATGTGGCAAGACGCTCATCATCTTTCAAATATGGAGTTGCCTCAACCAATGCACCATATAAGTACAAGTCTGGGGCATAAGCAAGAAGCCAGTTGCTTGTGTTTGAATCACTCAACGCAGTAATCTTACCATAATAGGTAAGTTCACCCGTATAACTACTATCTGGAGTTGCAATTACTTCTAATTGAGTACCGACAATAGTGTAATATTTTGGTTGACCAGAAGCAATGATTGCATCTTGTCGCATCAAATCACCCTGCTTTTCAGTAATAAACTCAAGATAAGTAATTGGGTTTGTGTTTAACTGAAACTCTTTAGCCTGTAGAAAGTCTGATGGAAATGCAAAGAAAGCAGTATCTAAAGTGGCAGTAGCCCGCTTTACCATCTGGCGCACACGCAATTTACGATTAAATTTTGCTTCTGCAATAGAGATAAAGCTAGGAATAATAGAAGTCAGGTCATCCCGATTAAGATAATCAGCAATCGTTGTCTTCAGTCCACTAAAAGTATCAAGTGCCATTTTCTACATCCCTACACATTAGTGTGTGTTCATGTTTGTATTCAAATGTGCCAATATGGTGGATCTCTTTAGAAAGATCCTGGTCAACATAAGTTTTATGCCCATTTTGTGCGGCTCTACGGCAAAACCATACATCTTCACCAATGTAGTCTTCCGCAGCGGGAACCCAAGGGATAGCAAACCAAGGATATTCCATAGATTTATAGACTTCGGATTTAACAAGCATTACACCCATTCCGCAGTAGTCTACATCAACAAGTCCTGTTGAATCGTCCTCAGTATATACCCGATTGATAAATGTTGCATCCATATCTGGAGTATTTTTCTTTACCGCAATAGGTTCAGTAGGAAATCTACGCTTGGCATAGTTTCCACAGACAATACCTGTATCGTGTTTTAGCAAGCGAATAATGGAATCTTTTGGAAACCGCATATCGCTATCTAGCCACAGGGTATGGGTACACTCAGCCACAATAGCATCCCTAGCCAAATCCTGACGTTGTGCTGACAACAATGTGCCAGAGCTAGTGTAAATCACTACCTTGTGATTTGTTGTACCTACAGTAAATCCAACTAGCCTAGCTAAATCAAAAGCAAATCCAGAGTTAACAAAATCCCGTGTTGGAACCAAAATTCCAATGGTCTTACTATCCATTAAACTTCTCCAGGTCTTGTGCGAAATGCACGATTGTCAGGGTCATTCAACCAACGCTTCATGTAAGCTTGGTCATCAAGTTTGCCTTCTGCTTTCATTTGATAAAACAATGCCATAGGAATAGATGCAACATGATGCATATCACCCTTCCAATTGGCTTTTTCATCAAATGAATTAAATCTATCTTTATTATTTTCAACTACTTGTGTAGCATCAATAATGGTTTGTATGGTTGCCTCATCTTTGTCATTGTCGTAATGCCAAAGTTTCTTGGTTCCCATCTCTTGGTTTATGTCAAAGATTTTTGTAGTCATAAAAAAAAGGGTGGGTTATTAGCCCACCCTTAGTTACTCAGATTAGGTCTGAATTGTTGAGTTCAAGTCATAGACAGCGCCATGAGCTTTCTCATTCTTGATCTTCAAGCCCCACTCACACAAGAGCATACGCTTCTCGGCATCACCTGTCTTAGCCAGTTCAACTGTCTGGAAGGGACGCAGATAGCAAACACTTGCGTACTCAGGATCAAGCACAAAAACATCACGCTCACGTTGGAACCTGTTGGCAACAATGCTCACGTTTCCGAAATCTGAAACGTAAATATCTGCGGACCCAATGATAGTTGAAGGCTTTGCACCTTGAACATTGAAGCGGGTTGCACCGATACCAGCCATCTTAGACAAGTTCTGTTTGTTAACAGGACCAGCCATAACGATAGATGGTGAGCCACCTTCTGTCCACACCTTCTGAATTACGTCTTTCAGCAATGCTTCGCTGAATGAACGCAAGTTAGTTGTTGTGGCATCAGTACGAGCTGCATCAGGGATAGTAGTGTATGAAGGATCACCACCACCAGAACCTTCGCTAGTATTGGTCTTCAAGAAAGCCAACAAAGCGCCTGATTTGCGAGCAGATGACGTAGAACCAGCGGCAGCGGCTTGGTTAGCCAACATTGTTGACTCCATGTCACGCTTAATTTCCGCAGATTTTTTAGCCATCTGGTAGCTCAATTCTGAGCGCCTTCCTGCCTTGTCAACAGCTTCCAAAGTACCAGCAATGATTACATCCTTACGGCTAATCTGGGTGTAGTTGCCCAAACGAACTGTAGCTGTAACTGCTGTGAAAGAGGTGATGTCATCGCCCTCGATCTGTGCATTGGTTGTGCTGGCAGCAGCCAGATCATCTGTTTGCCATTCAAAGAATGTGTTGGATACGTTTTCACGACCAACATTGCTCATAAATGGAGTTTCTTCTGGTGAAATCTGATAGATAACATTCGAAAGATCTTCCCGAACGCCTTTAGCGTCAAATCGGGTGTACGTGTTTGTAATAGCAGCCATGATAGGTCCTTAAATAAATTTCTCGAAAAGGGATGCGGCATCTCTGACGCTTCCTGTTTGTGCAAGACGCTTTTTTGCGTTATTTAAATCACTCGACTTAGAACTTACGCTACCCGCTGAACCAGAACTAACCATCTTTGGTGCTTTCTTAATCTTCGCTTGGAATTCTGGACGCTTGCTCATCATCTGGTCATACTTCCACGCTTTGTGGAGTGCTAGTAATGCCCGTGAATCAGAGATAGTGTTCAGCTCCTGCTCGGAAAAACCCAATTGCTGGCCATATTCCAACAAAGCCTTACCTTCTGCTTTAGCTTTCTCAGGAGAATTCCACTCAGGGATCTTCTCTTTCAACATTGCAGATTCCTGCGCTAAAGTAGCTTGTATCTTCTTTTGAGATTCAGTTTGATACAGTTGTTCAAAACGTAATTGCTCTGCGTAAACCTGTTGTTTATATTGCTGATGCCTCTGATGTGATGTCCATTGACGGGCATATTCAGTAGGGTCTTCAATTTCCAATCGGTTCCAATCAGGCTCTTTCGGCTCAAACTCTTGTAATTTTTGCTGTAAAGTTCCTAGTAACTGTGAATTATATTGACGCTCTTCACGTACTTGCTGAAACTCAGACTCGACTAATTTGCGCTCTTCTGCTAGTTTCTGCGTTTTCCGTGTGTAGTCAGCTTCACGTTGATAACCTCGGATAAGTTCTTCCTTTGGGACTTCGATTTCTTTGCCATCAACTTTGACAACAAACTTCTCATCCCTAGGAGCTTCTTCTTCGGACTCTTCGTCTTCGCCTTCTACTTCCTCGGAAGTTTCCTCTGCTTCTTCTTGCAATTCCGCAGATTCCACCTCTTCAGACTCAGATTCGGATTGCTCCTCCTCTGGTTGCGCCTCTGCACCAGTGTCAACACCCTCTTGAGCGTCTAGCATGGAAGCAAAGCTTTGCGCTGCTTGGTTTACTGTAATCGAACCGACTGCATTTGCGTTATCGGACATATCTACCTCTTAGTTTAACAATCATTTGTTTGGGGGTCTACCCCGTCTGCGAACAAGGGCAACCTCTGCCATCTTGCCTGTATCCATAACAGAGCGTAGTTTTGCTCTCAGAATGTCAACTGTTGTCAGAAGCAAGTAAGCTTGCTCTCGAATAGGATTCTCCATTAATTTGGAATTCCTAATCTCACGATAACAATCGTCTTCAATCTTTGTAAGCATCTCATTGAGAAGTTCATCCTCAAGAAGTAACCTAGCTCTGTCTCCTCTTGCGAGGTTAATTTCTAAATCGTCCATTTACATCATTGGTTGGGGCTGTTGAGGGGCTTGCGCCTGATTCATTGCAGCCTGTTGACGGATTAATTCTCGGTCACGATTCATTGCGGCATCTATTTCCGCACTTTGAATTTGTACACCATATTTCAATTCTAACTCATATCTACGCAAAATACCATCTTGCTCAATACGATCTCTTTCTCTGTCATCAGACATAATCATTTTCTGACGCTCTAAATCCAATTCAGCGGCTTTCTTTTGAATATCAGCTTGAATAGATTGAGCCTGTACTTGAGCCAACACTTCCTCTGGCGTAGGCTTTGGAGCCTCTGGTTCTGGCAGTTGGAAGTCAGCAGGTAACTGGTTAAAGTAGTTCTGCGAATCCTTGATGCCTGCAAGTTGCAACATCTTGGTTAATGTATTGGTGTACTGTGGTATTGTTACAACAGGATTATTAGGACCTGTCTTCTCAATCAGCATTTCCTGACGCATTGCCACTTGATTCAAGATATTGATTCTGTCTTCAATAGTGCCATCACCAACACCCACATTGACTGTTACGTCCATCTTGGAATCCCAAGAACGGGGGTCAATAGGTACGAATGTATTACGCAAACGAACCATACGAGCACGATCTTGATTCTCAACAACCAACTTCAAGATGCCAGTAAACAACTTACGCAAACCAGTTTCCGCAAAGATACGGGCAATCATCTCAATGTGCTGATGGGCGGCATTGACAGTCGCTGATACTGCGGCTTTGGTTGTACTCTGTAGAGCATCTGCATCTAACCCTGCAGCGGCTTTGGAAATGCCTGTACGGGTCTGTTTAATGTCATCTAAATAGTCAAGCATTGGGAACGCTGCCTGACCAACAAATGGAGTTGTAAACGGCTGAACCATGCCTGGCGCTCTCATGCGAATAACAGCACCAACTTCAGTATTCAACACGTCTTCCATGTTGGCCTGACCCTCGACAATCGCTGTACGGGGATGGATAGCTTGAGCCAAAGAGTCTAGGATGCCACGTTGGACATTAGACTTGATACGCTGAATATCCATCACTACGTCAGCAGGACACATACCAAAGAAGGTATGGGGTTCTGGATCAGGACAAAAGTCAGCAAACTGTCGGTCATCAACAATTTCGTTACGCAGAACTTTGTTGCCTGTACCTACAGTACAAATCCTACGCATCTCAGCAATGCCATCGCCATCAAAGTCTACCTTTAAGTAGCCTTCAATATAGAGAACACTCTTGCTTGATGGATCACCATTGTTTGCGGTACTGATAACGGCAAAGGGGTTGCGAGATGTGTACTCTTGGTTATTGTCAAAGTCGTTGCCATTGCCAGCAACTTCAACCATTTCATCGTAGTCATAACCCATAGCGACTAGATCGGAAACAGTCTTCATAGTCCTGTGGCCTACAAAAGTAGCTTCTTCAATAGACTTTGCCCTGCGGTCAATCAGGAACTCTTCTGGGGGTAGAGATTCAATCTTTACCTTACCAGATTTAATTCTGCGTTTGATCTCCACATCGTACATCATGGGAGGTGGAGTCATAATGCCTTCAGCTTCATTTTTAGGCTCAGTACCTGGCACTGGATACTCACGTACCGCAGATATTTCTACGTCTGGATTCTCTGTCAATAGCATCATGCTTTGCTCATCAAGCATGGAGAACGATTCAGCACGAACTTCTACTGACTCATCCCAATAGTATTTAACGATACCGCACTTGCGAACCAAAGCATCTTTAAAAGCAGAGTGGAGAATCTTAAAGCCAGGGTTATCACGCTTGAAAATAAAGTCTACATAGTCTGTAGCTTGTTCAGCATTCTGAACATCCTCGGGTCCTTGGGGGGTAAACTCAACCACACGCTCTGGACCAAAGAAAATACGCATCAGGCTTGGCAGGATGCCTTGAACAGTATCACGGACATCCATTGACACTACTTGTGATCGGCCTTCTTCTTCGTCACCAAAGGGTGAGCCATAGTAGTATTCAGTAGCTAATGCACGATTGCCACCAATGTCGTCATCAATGAAAGATATTGCATCAGTAATTTCAGCAGAGATAACGCCTTGAAGTTCCTCTTCTGACATTACCTCATTACCTTCAGCTTCACCCTGCATGGTCTCAGCCATCAACATTGGGTTTTCTTGTTGCATTATTCTTCTCCATCTTCCATGTCATATTCTGTCTTAGCCATCATCAACATATTAGATTGATTCTTGGTCATCTTCTTAGTGATAGGACCACCAGATAGCCATGCTGAACAGGTACGCTCACCTGCACACTTAAAGTCAAACAACTCACAGTAACCTAGATTAGCCGCACCCTGTACGTCTTTGGCATAACCATCAGTCTCTTCGTCTATACCTTTAAGGATACAGTCCAGCATCTCTGGAGTTTGGATAAAGGCAGCGCAATTACCGCAACGCATCTCTTGAACTTTATCAATAGATACTGCCCACATATCGGCTAGGTTCTGCCAATACTCTTCGTTGTCTTCTTCTGGATTAGCAGGACCATAGTCAACATTCTTGATTGCCCAATTACGGGCTTTCAAGTTGGCCTTGATGTCATAAGTAGCGATAGGGCATTTCATTTTTTATTCCTTGCAGAAATAGCTTTAGCCTTTGCTCTAGCATCTGCTTTACTGCTTGCACCCCATGCTTGGAGGCTAAGAAGTAATCTAGTTGGCATAGAGTCCAGGTTTCATAACAACTCCGTAACGCTAATTGTGGAAGCAGTAACACCAGAATCTTTGATAACTGCAATCTTGTCACCAGAAGCCACGGGGAAAATTTCAGATGTATTGTTTGCCAACATTGGGCTTGTCGTAATGCTTGCTGTTGGTGCAGATCCAAACTGAATATGGCAATGGCCTAATGAACAAGCAACTCGAACATGAGTTGTTGAGGCCGCAAAAGCGGTACTTGCAACACTAGAATTCGTTACTGTAAAAACTTGTGTCGTACCAATTCTAAATACATTAGGGATGGTATTACCATTGTTATCTCTTGTTAAGAAAGACATAATTTTTCCTTAAGTTACTTTTTGCTTCGATTGGTTGCAGTTCTGCCACCACGTTTAGGCATAGCACGAGACTCGCTCATTGCGATAGCTACGGCTTGGTCACGGGATTTAACCTTCTGACCAGAAGAAGACTTGAGCTTGCCACGCTTGTATTCACCCATTACTTTGCCAATCTTGTTGGCAGCATCATCCATGTTCATAGGAATCTCCAATATAGGTTGCGTAATACTACCATACTGTGGTAATAAAAAAAAGAGCCACTTGCTTAAGGTGGCTCTAAAATGGCAACGGCAATCAGACTAGGCCACGGATCAACCTTTTTATCGGTTTGCCCCAAGACATATTTGATCCCCAAGACACAGTAGCGGCATCTGAAGCAAATGTCAACACAAAAGCATCAGCCATGTCAGGAGATTTCAGCCCCCGTCTTCTAATATCGTCCTTGGATTCAATCTTTATCTTGCCATTAGATGTAAAGGTGTACCTTACAGTCGCCAGTTCAGCAATAAAATCCTCATTGTTGGGTATCTTGCAGTCTCGTTTCTCAAGCCAAGCCTTGGTTTTGTGCCAGAGTTCTGCTCTTAAGTTGAGATAAGTACCTCCCATTGCGGGACTCTCTGATACGTTAATCCCCCTACAAGGCAACTTAAGTTCTCTTAATCGGTCAACAACACCAGCTCCAAGGCCAATAGAGTCAACCAGAATCTCTGTAGGTCTACTTTTGTGGTCACAAGCTTCGTACTGAGCCACCACCGCACCAGTGAGTTGCATCAGGTCTAGGTTTCTCCAGCGCTCTAGTGTATGAACCACATTGGATTGACGCTTACACAAAACTGACGAGTCAGAGCCAAACCTAGCAACGTCCAATCCCCAAACAATCGGAGCATCTTCATAGGCTCTTGTATCTCGATGTTTAGCAGATTCAAGTAGTTCCATTGGGATAATGGTGTCATCGTCACTCCTAGGGAATTCACCAAGTACACGGATTCTAAAAGCATTACTTTCTTCGCCATAGCGGGATTTCATGTCTTCTACGTACTCTTTACTGACACGGGTAGAGTCCAGACAGGATACCCGTCTAGTCCACCATTCATCCTTTAGACGATTGTGTGTGTCAAAGAAGAAGCCAGAAGAGCGTACTGGATTGCCTAACAGTATGGTTAGAGCGTTATGACCAGACATAGAACCTGCAGCGGCCTCGAATACTGCCTCTGGGACACCAGAAGCCTCATCTGCTACCAACATGACGTTATCAGAGTGGACACCTTGTAAGGCTTCGGGTTGTTCAGCCCTACTTGTTCGAGCAGAGATAAAAGCTTCTGTCGCACTTGCCTTGAGTTCTATCCTCTCTTGTTTGACATCAAGTAGGTCTTGGATAGGTTTTGGTAGTTCTTTGACCCATCTCTTTAGCTCGGCAAACAAAGCGTCATACAGTTGGGCAGAAGTAGGGGCAGTAACCACTACCTTGACGGGATACCTGGTCAACAAGAACCATAGCATTGCCCAAGAGGCGGTGGTTGACTTACCCACTCCGTGACCAGAACGGATTGAAATCTTACGCTCACCAGTAGCGACAGCGTTGAGAAAGTCCTTCTGCCAATCATCAGGCTCTACTCCAAGGACCTCTTTAACAAACAGAGCAGGATCATTTCTGTAAAGCTTTATGAACTCGATAAAAGGATTATGAGCCATTGTTTTCCAAGGTTACGACTTCAGCCTGACCCATGTGCTTAAGAGCTTGTAGGTGCAGATCACCTAAACTGATGTTTACTTGGGTTTTAGCAGTGTCTCCGTAGTTCTCAGGGTCAAGCTTAGAGGCCATCCACTTACGGGTATCAACCTGTAGTCTGGCTTTGTTAACTCCACTATTACTTGTCTCATCTGCTTCATCGGCAATCTCTAGGGCTTCTTCTGCCAGTTTCTCTGCCTTTAGCTTTCTAGCAGCGAGTACCGCATCTCTTCTCTCATCCGTATGGTTTATCCAGAAAGAAAGCATGGGCCTAGAACACTCTATAAACTCTGCCAAGCGTCCAATGGTCATTCCCTGTGCTATGTGTGCCGTAACGAACTCAATTCCTCCCAGAGTTTCTATCTTCTTCTCCAACGCTCTCCTCATAGGAAATCCAGCCATATCTTCTCCTTGATTTAATGGATACAAATTCTAAACTATAAAAAATTTTTTTGGAGGGTTATATGTGTACGCAAACAACGTAGGGGGGGGGCTATAGCTCAAATGCTATACCGATATGTGTTTATGTCCCCTGTAACAGCGCCCCCCTACTTTTACTCAAGGGGGGGGTAAACCCTTACTGGTAAACCCTACCCTAATAGGGAAAACCCTTAAGGGTAAACCCCTAGGTAGAAACCCTAATAGGGTAAACCCTACTGTGTTTTTATACAGTAAACGCAAATGAGAATGATTCGCATTCGCATCTTGTCTCATGGGTGCAAGGGGATGGCTTGTGTCGGCCTGCAAAGAGCTGCTAATTGTGTTTCTAGGTCAATGCTTATCAATGCTCTTATCTTGTCTCTATCCCTTGTCTATCCTATGTGTTCACCTTATCTATCCCTTATGACATTAAGACAACATGGCATGGTCTATCCCTTTCTTTTCTTTTCTAATTGTAGCCACAAAATCAAACTGAGAACCTATGTTCTAAGGGTTTCTACTGATAGGGTTTTGGAGGGTTCAATGGAATCAACAAGTTACAGCAGTTGGCACGATTCTTTTATGCTCTATATGTGAGAGGGTAGATTTTTACTCTCTCTTTTATCAACTCTCAATAGGTGTAAACAATGAAAAATGAATTCTTGGACTACTTAACCGCCATCGCCCTAGGTCTTATGCTTTGCATAGGATTGCTTGAATGGTTTGACATACTCACAAAATAACTCTTTTCTTTTCTTTTT